CTCGGGAGTATGATGACGAGACGTTTGAACAACGACTGTTAATCTACGCGCTATCTTCAGCATTCCATATTTGCAAACTGAATGTAGACAAAAGTTGGTGGCTGTAGAGTGTCATCTGCATTTGATCTACTCCGTACAGCAATAGGTCGTAGGTGCAATCAATGAGCGATACATACATGCATACTGAAAACTTTGTGTCATATGATGACTAATACCGGTACTACAGATGAGAACAAGCAGATGAGAACAAGGTTTTGTCCAGCTACCGATGGAATGACATATCTAGAGTATTTACATCCACGGCGACGTAGTATGCACTGCTTGCCATGTGGATGTCACCATTATTTACGTCCCGGATCATACTGCTCTAAAACTTACCTATTCACATCTAACATTGAGAAATGATCTCCACAACTGGGATTCATAGACAGCAGACTGATTACAGATCTATAAAATAGTTCCCAGTTCAAACGATTGACTATGCGGTCCGGTATGAAGCAAATCTGAAAAGTTACACTCCATGGGATGTTTAAAGAACTGCTGTGAGGTAACTAGCATCGAGAGAGCAAGAAGAATGATCACTGTTATCTGGTGATGCAGGATAAAGAATCCAGTATCAATGGAAATCACATGAACTTTTAGCAGACGACGCGAGGTACGGAAAATCTTGAGCATAGTGAGTAGCTTGAAGTGCAGTCAGCGGCAGTAACGATTGAATCACTGTTTTTCTTTCCTTTAATTTTTCTTGTTATACCCGCACAAAAAACCGAGTACGTCTTGCCCGTTTGGTTGTTGAAGACAGGCTCAGTCACACTGGCATCAGAAGTTAAGCTCATAATCGTAGTGTAGAATTATTAGTAAGCTCGTGAGCTCCGTAAGCAAGTATGTTGATGCCGAGAGGGCAGCCATTACAATCTTTCGTCGCGATGGAGCTACCTATTCACTTGTGTATTTACGTACGTATCCATCTGGTTATTTCATGACGCGTGACGTACCTTCAGTCGGTCGGTGATGGAACTTGAATGCACTGCTATCGTATTAGTTTCTTCGTGAAGCTCTGTGATAACGTCATTCAGTTGCAGTGACCGTCAACGGTAATTGATAGGTTCACGGCGAGGGATGTCAATGTTCTACAGCACGAAACGTTATCATGTAAAAGTTGGTAGTATGCTGGACATACATTGTCAGCAAAATGTTGAAAATGTCTACAGCAAACGCGCTTCTGATTAACTGATCCGCTTTATTAGTCTTCGTAGGAAATGTTCAATCGTAGTAAATCCACTTGGTGCCAAGCATTCACCGTTTTTCTGTGTCAATTCTAACTCACAGCGGGTGGACTCGCTACGATTTAATGCGACATAGTTTGAAAACGATCTGAAGATTTTAAGCGTAGTTTCAAAAACCAAGACAGCGTACAGACCATGAGAACATGAGCGTAACTTCTTTGCAACCATTAACGTAACTTCTTTGCAACCATTAGAGATTTAAGGCATCAACAGCTATCCACCATCATCAACAGCGTGGAAAGCAAAGCTTCTACATGCTAGGTTGGTTTCTTCCTCGATTAGATTCCTCAACATACGGGACTGGTTTTGCTCTCCTAGATTAGATTACTTAACATACGGGACTGGTTTTTCGAGCACATGCTGAACCGAAATGTAAGTTTTCTGGCTTACAAAAACTGATATCTTGTATTGTACAGCGATGCCAGTATTTATCGATAAATAAGTATGTTTTTTTCGTTTCTGCTAGCGTATGTCTCATCGTTACTCATGAGAAAGATGCATCTGCAACGTGTATGTATGTATGTATGTAAAAATCCAAAAAGTCAAAATCATAAACCCCAGTATGTATGTAAAAAAGAAGCTTACTTTTATTCTCACGAATATCCCCGTCCACCAGCTTCAGCTTCCTATGAAGACTGGTTACGTGGTACGTTTCTCATAAGGTACGCTTGCTCAGAACATAGTTGACACTTTGCTTACACCGCGCAGGATCCATTCGCAGTACGCTATAGTATGCTTAAGCAACTGCATGATGGGGGTATTCATTGTTCCCGGAGTGACTGTGTATCGTGATGGGTCTGGGTAACCAGCGCCAGTAGCAAATCTCCAACCTCAGCAAATGTGATATGTACCGAGCGTCCACTGCCTCAACTGTGCCACTTGTGCTGACTATGACTCATCATGACAAACTTATTGGTGGGTGCTTGAAAACATTATAAAAACTAACTCCGACCATTAAGAAATTCGTTGCTGGCAAGTGGCAAGCATGGTCTTCAGATGTTACGTCAAGTCGCTGACGTACACGTGAGTACAACTATGAAATTGTCGTTTACGCAGCAATTGTACCGAAAGGTTCATTTTCCTTCAATTTAATTAACCTGTTGTCTGTATCAAATAAGATAATGAAATTACTCAGCCACCTAAAATAAGACCATACCGTCATGTGCTTATTGCGTCTTGTTGCGAAAGGAGAAGCAATGGATATATATTCCTCCATCGTGTACGTGTTTATTGATAGGCGTTGCAGAATACCGATAAAAAGCTCAACACTTGCCCTAATACTTTAGGTTATTCCTATATTCTGTTAATACATACGAGCCCAACTGTTCGACGGCAATGCTACCGTCATATTTTGTTCAACTGGTTGAAGGGAACACAACACTCCAACATGGTTGATGTGAACAAACTACGCACGTTATATTCCGAGGAGACTTCTTGTCGCGTACAAGAGGAACCACGTACAACAGAACCTCAGCATGAGAAGGAGCGTGAAGCGGAACGTCGGCGAGAAGGGGAACAATTCTCCTTCATGTAAATACCCAACGTGAGCTGCTTTTCACAAGCTGTGTGAAACCTACTGGGCGTCGATTGACTGCATCTTTCGTTTTTTTCTTTTACATTGTAGTCCCAAAACGGACGTCAACACATAGTTGTTCAAAGTAGAATAGTTCGAACTGGTTGTCAATTACGTACTTCACATGCTCGAGTCTTACAATGATTTGATCAATAATTGAAAAAACATCTCTCGGGGATTCCATGAAAAGTGAAGGACTGTCCGCGAGTTCCAGGAACAAATGAATGATAAAATATAGATAACATTCCATCAGCGCAATGGAGTACCCATTCGGAAAAACATATTGGAATACATGGATACACCATCTGTACAACGATCAATGTTTTCCTCAGCTCACAGTTTCCACTCAAGTTTCACCTCGCTTACAGTGCACACCTCAAGCAAGGTGTCAACTGCGTTCAGAGCAGATCTGCATCTGCACCACGTCATCTGTTCCGAGCAAACATTTTTGTCGTAGATAATATAATTGCTATGAGTCATAATTAGCGCAAGGTACGATTGGTACGGCTGATGCCTGGCACAGGTCGCTATGGATGATATTACGGCAGCTAGACATTTGAAACATAGCCTTTTTTGACAAGGTAGACGCTTGATGAAGGGCAGACTCGCTACCGTTCGGCAGCTGCTATACCAGAGCTGGTACGTGAGTAGTTGACACGATATACGCTTGCTTCGGGAACAGATGATCTCCCGGGACAGCCTGCCGATGCAGTCACTCTTAGGCATACTGCAATTGTGCCACTAACGAGAGAAACTAGGCAATAACAACGAAACAACTAAAAGAGACGAGTCTATTTCTGGAATCTCTCTCTGACCGAGATCTCTACCATAAAAACAAGAAGCAACAGTAAACTTTATCAGTCTTTACTATCGTAGAATCACAAATGGTGCACCTTTTCAGAAGTCTTTCTTCCGATCGGAGCAAAGGTTCGAACTACATACACGCGAAGCTGCGCATATCGGTTTGTGTAAGATACTTAATACATATTTAATTACAACTAGGTCGAATAATCGCGCTCTATACGAATTATAAGCCACCCGATGCCGGCTGAAATTCATTCCTACAGTTGAATAGTTTCGGCGATGACATATGCACCTCGCGTGAGCATGACGAGGACATGGCTGATGTGTATCTGAGAGCAAGGATTTTTCAACCCCCTGCAAATTGGAGCGCGAATGATCCAACATGCGGTAATGAAAGAATGTGCTCGCGGGGTTTCACGGTATCCAATGTATCCGAAGTTCAAGCACCATCGATGGATGAAACTTCACGTGCAGCGGTCAGCGGCACAAGTCTATCGTTAGTCGAAATGCAATTGCATGTTGACACTCGAGATATAACCACCGACAACAGGTAGATTGTTAGCAAAAAGCAACGTAGAGTGTTCTTGTCGCAACGAACCGGACGCGTACTGAGAGGGACGTTGTTCCAAGTTGACTATCTCGCTCTGACCATAGATAACAATAGCACATATGAATAAGGCACAATAGATAAGGACAGTACTAATCGTGCCACTGCCACAATACTGCCACTTGCTTTTGTTGAAAAATATTGTCACTGACAACATGGCGATGATTAGTAAGCAGCAACTTGCAGTTCTAAAAGTTTATCAACACATCGCTCGTTTCTTGAACTGGCGGTTGGGTATGAGACTAGCAAGCAGTATGACAAAGAGTCCTCTTATTCCTAAAACGCCGAACCTATCAAGAGTAGGTTTTTTATTCTAAATTGCATTGGACACCACGAACATCGTATTTGTATTGAATATGTACATAAAATATAATTGAAAGTCCACACGCCTCGATCCTGGGTGGTCGGTGACAATCTTTTCTACGGTCTGGAGATTCCATCCAACGCCGTCGGAACTTTGTTTAACTATATTAAACATAGTTTCGAAATGAGAACACTGAAGTATTAGTTTGATGAACGGTGGTTGAAACTGGACACTTTTTGTCTTTTATCCACAACGATAGAATTATAGAGAAATAAACGTACACATGTTTAATACAATTATTTATTATACGATAAAGCTACATCAAGGCTATAACTACTGAGAGAAGCGACACTTCTTACGCCGAGCAACACGTAGCCAATATTGCTCGGTACGGCGTCGTCCAGATGTCAGGTGATCAGCATTTGGTAGGTTTGCATTCTTCACTAGCTCGTCGTAAACTCCTTCACGAAGTAAAATCGCCGTCAGTAAATAATGTTTAAACCACGCAATCACATGGTCTGGACAGAAATGATGGTAATGGTCGAATGGGCAGATGTCCAACTTCGCCTCTGAATCTGAATCCGAATCACGGCCGAGATTGTGGCAGGATGTATGTATTCCCCCTGAACACCGATGTACCTTCAGGTTTCTTTTCAAAAAATCTTCTAGCGTGAATATGCTCTGGAATTTATCTTCATCATCTGGTAGCATAATCCCACCAAGTATTGGTAACAAGTCTTTGAAATTGATAAGAATCCAATTTATTCCACTTCTCTCCCTGTCGAACTTGTATTCCACTTCTATTTCTTCCCGGTTATAAAATTTTGCTTTGAATTTGCGTATTGACAGCCGCTCTAGTAGTTCTTGAAAAATGACGTTGGCTTCTCCGTTGGGCCACATGGCTCTAATGAACTTCCGAAAATCTTCAAATTTAAGGAAACGACTCACGTAAGAAATCATTTTCAATGGCAAAAGAATTTGGCGCGACGTAAAGTAGACGGGTGTGAAAACCTTTGATTCTTTGGTTTCTAGTGACTCCATGTTGATAGCGTTTTATATCGCGCACTTTCTGTATTTTCACTGGACGAGTTCTGAACGTGTCAGTCGTTTGAAGTGTACTGTTTCGGACTGGCTATCGGTTGACCTTTTTATGCCGAAAATAGAGACAAACAAAAGCGATAAGATCGCACTATAGGTTTGTCCTCAACGTTTCGGGATTTTCCACGTCATCGCGGGTTATCAAATGACGGTCCGATACATGCGCGAGTGAGGTCAAAAAAAATGTTGATAATGAACAACGTTATCGAAATGTGGGTTTAAACACGTTTGTTTAGATATCCCTGTATTCAACAAACGTTGGTAATACGGTATATAGAAAATATTACCTGCACGTATGATGCAATGGGGTCCCATTGGAAATAGATTCAGAATTTCGAAGTACCTACCTCTGTCGATCCAGAAACTTGACGGCTTTTATTTTTGTTCACGACATCAGTGAAGATTCGTTTCACCAGTAAAGTTGATTGAACAGGACAATAGTTGTTGCAGGCATCTTGAGCACTGCTTGTAAGACGACAAACCATGGGATCGTCCCTATCAGTTCGACCAAGTTTAGATTTCAATAGCAATTGAAATTACGACCCAGGGTGATTCATTTTCAGACCATATAGTGCTGTCACCGTCTTCATATCGCAAAAGAGTCTCACATGCTGAGGAAAATTTGCGTTTTACGATATAAACGATTGTATTCTTATATAGATAACGATTGTATGCAAATAATCTGATTGTTATCCATAACTGGACCATAACACTTGCTCAATATTCAAGTAGCAAAGGGGCTTACGTGTCGCAAAACACGTGAGCTCTCCTGATGGACTTGAACGATCAAAACAGATGCTAACGCCTGTTCTGTGGCAACATGACCTGCAGTTAGGTTGTCATTAGACGGGAGCTCACATATCTTACTTATTTAAAACGGTTTGCCGTCGAATTC